CTATCTTTAATGCCTTCAAAGCTTCTATAGGTAAAAACATATTTGGTATTTCACCAAGCAAAGAAAATTTACAAAAGATTTCTAATATATCTGAGACATATGGAATGCCTATGGGTATCATTCAGGCTTCTAATATGCCTTTTTGGAAAGCATATTCAAAAGTTTTAGGTATTCTTCCATGGGTAGGTAGTGCGTTTGAAAAACAACAACAAGCTGTGGGTGAAGGTGCTCGTCAGTATCTTGCAAAAATGTCAAATGGCTTTGCACCAATGCAAACAATGACAATGCTTAGTGGTGATATACAAAAGTTAATGCAAGGAAACTACGAATCTGTAAGAGCAGCTCAACGATATATGTATGAAAACTTTGAAGAGTTCGCATCAAAATTAAAAGGTAAAAAAGTTATAAATCTTGATGGTTTCAAACAAGTAGCTGAAGAAACTGCACAACAGTACAAAGAAGCAATACCTGGAATGCAAGGATATGGTGAGTTTAGATTTCCTGGTGATGGAACACAAAGAGCCTTTGGAACATTTTATGAGACAATGAAAGGTTTAGATAGCAATGTTACTTTTGAACAAGCTATTACACTAAGACAAACTTTTAATGATTTCCTAACAAACTTTAAAACAGAGTTTAAAGGTAAGATACCTGAGAATCAGGCACAAGCTATTGGCAATCTTGCTGCTAGATTAGAGTATGACATTTTAAATCTGAAGAACGTTGACAATGCAATTGATGAGACAGTTTATAATACAGCTTTAGCTAAGTTAGCTGCTGCTAATGAATACTTTGCACACACCATACCTACATTTAGTGGTGGTGTTGCATCTAATATGAAACAAGTAAATGCAAATATCTTTGGCCCAGGACCTGATGTAGAAAGAGGTCTTATGTATAAGGATGAAATATTTAATATTGTTTTAGGTAGAGCAAAACAAAGTAAAGAAGCAATGCAACATTTAATGGAACTATCACAAACTACACCCGATCAATTACGCGCTTACAGAAAAGCAGGAAATAAAGCAGGTGTTGCTGTAGACCTTGAGGTTATGGTCAAAGATATGGATATTGAATCACCAACTTATGGTAAAACTATTAAAAAGGTTATGCCTATTATTAGTCAAGGACCCAATGCAGGTAAGAATAAGATATTAAGAAGATTGTTTGATGATGCAACAACAGCATCTATTGAAGGACTACCCGCCGGTGTAACTGCTGATCAATTTTTAAATATACGTTCAGTTAATCCTGAAGAAATTTTAGAATCTGGTTTTATGGGAACCAAAGGTGGTATCAAAAAAGCTGCACCTGATTTACTTGAGTTTAAAGATGTGCGTTTCAATCCACAAAAATTTGCAGAATCATTAGGGTTAGATACTCCTGATGGCATAGAAATATTAGGTGAAGCTTTAAAAGGCACTGGTGTATCTGTAAAAGGAGTAACCGACTTTATTAAAGCCGTTGATCAAGCGAGAGGTTTCGTTGTAAATGATGCTTCAACATTCTTAACAAGACGATTAACACTTGGTGGTTTACGCTCTTTGATGGTGTTTCAAGGTGGAGCAGCATTAACTGCAGGTTCACTTAACCCTGTATTGACTGCCTTAACATTGAAATATGGTTCTAGTATTTTGACAGATCCCAAAGCATTAAAAGCATTTACTGGTGTGTATGAAGATATTGCAAAGAATGCTGTAACAGGCAAAGGTGATATGCGAGACGTTCTTACATTATCAAGAAGAAATGATATTTTAGAGTGGGCAGCAAATGTATTACCAACAGAAGAACAATTAGATCAAAGAGAGTATGAATCAAAAGTAGATGATGCAATATTTAGTTTAATGAAAACACAACAAACTAAATCAGAAGAAAGAAATGCTCGTAAAGAACAGTTTAGAATGATGGAAGGTAAAATATCCGATGAACAGAATCGTGCTATTTCATCTATTGAAAGACGAATAAACCCTAGATTCAATATGGATGTAAGTATGGACACACCTACTTTTCAACCTCGAACAAACAGACCTTACAATCCAAGAACAAGACAAGAATTAGCTTTTGGTACATTAGATGAAGCCTTGGCTTCTGAGGGAGGCATCGGAGGACTATGACCATAGCACTTGATAATACAAGAGTTTTTAATTTGCCAAGAACCACGAACCAGGGACCACAAAAGATGAACATGGGTGGTAAAACAGAAAGCACAAGAATGTTAGAAACACCACCTCCAGAATCATTAGATCCTAGGTTTAAAGATTTACTTTACCGACAAACTGAAGGACAGCCAGAAGAATTTACTAAAGAAAGTCCTGTTTTAAAATATATGGAAGAAAATCAACCAATGACGATAGAGCCACCAAAACCAATGATGGACCCACAGTTACAACAAATTTTACAAGCACAAAAAGATATGTCAGGTATTATGATGGCAAATAATCAACCTAAAAAAGGTATTGAGTTTTTAATGGAAAGAACGTATACCATTTAAATGAACAAGATTTTACAATATATTAGGAACATATTTAAGAAAGGAGAACCCGATGAACATCAAGAGCATTGGGGAATAGGATCATGATAGATTTAACAGATGACTTGAAAGCTAGAGTACGTTTGCACGAAGGCGTGCGCACTCAAATGTACTTAGACAGTTTGGGCAAAGCCACGATCGGTATAGGCCACCTTATTCAGCCTCACGAACGGACACGATACTCTGAAGGAGTAGAAATATCCATGGAAGAAGTCGAGGAACTATTTGATATAGATTTGAATAGAGCTGCTGCGGGGGCTGATCTACTTATAGATGAGTGTGTTGGACACGATTTACCACAACCAGTTTCAGAGGTAATTCTGGAGATGGTGTTTCAGCTGGGCACAAACGGTGTTCGTAAGTTCAAAAACATGTGGAAAGCTATGCGTGAAAAACGCTGGAAAGATGCCGCTACTGAGATGAAGGATTCGAAGTGGCATAAACAGACAACAAAAAGATGCGAAAGTCTTGCAGAAATAGTTGCAAATACGAACGTATAGGAGTAGGATAGAGTCATGGCACCAAAAGGCGGTAAACAACAACTAAAAAGAACAGGTCCTGTAACTTTTAAGGGCATAAACCCTTTTACTAAGTCCAGAATTGGAAAAGGTGACATAAAAGTAACAGATCTTTCAACTATTGTAGAGATAGATATGAAAGAAATAGAAACACCCTCAATTTTAAGGAAGAAAAAATAATGAGAACACCTAAAAATAAAATACCAAAAGAAAAAAAAGGATTTAATATGTTACCTGAAAAAGTTCAAGAAAAGATAAGTCCTAAACTTGCTAAAGAATACAATAAAGGTGGCGTTGTAAGAGGTACGGCTAGAGGTATGGGAGCTGCTAAAAAAGGTGGTGGCTACAACGTTAGCCCTAATTAATCATGGCAGGTTTCGGTATAGCATTACGTGGTTTCGGTAAAGCACTTAAAAAGCTTTCTAACAATAAAAAATTAAAAGATAAAACAGGTGTTTTTTCTACAGGTGCGGTAACTGGAATTGTTTTAGGTGAAGCAAATACTCCAACTAAACCTAGAGAAAAATTTAATCCGAAAATTAGGAAATCCAAGCCTTAAGCTCATCACCCATAACTTGACTGGCTATGTCGACCTTGTTCTTCAAGGCAGTTAATATCTTTTCATCAACCGTTCCCTGACAAACAAAATCAACATAGGTAACTTTATTCTTCTGACCAATCCTGTGTGCACGATCTTCACTTTGTAATCTTATTTCAAGATCATAATTGTTTGAAAAATACACAACAGTGTGAGAGGCAGTAAGAGTGATTCCATATCCACCAGTTTTAGGGTTCGCGACAAGGTACGTGAGATCATGATCTTGATCTTGAAAATTATTAACAAGATCCATACGAACCTGATTTTCTGTATCGCCAAAAAAAGATGCAGCTTTTGTATCACCATATTTATCCTTTAGTTTTTGAGTTATTGTTTCAATATTGTGTCTATAGTTCGCCCAGATAATTACTTTACCATCGACTTCCTCCAGGACATTTAATAGTTCATCATATCGTTTGTTAGGCACGTCATGGATTTCACCATTGTCATTAATAGTGAATCCACAACATACCTGGTGCAACTTAACGATCTGTGAGAGCCGGTTCACAGACGTGGTTGTTTTGTCATTGAAAATAAACATTGCGTTTCTTCTCAATGATTCATAAGCTACGAGTTGTTTCTCACTCATAGGTATGAACCTTTTCATATATATTTTCTCAGGTAGATCCGTACATTCTTCTTTCTTGACACGGAAAGCATGAGAATAAATCTTTTCTTCTAACTCATCTAAACGTTGATAGCCTGTTATCAAAGGAAAGTGACGACCACCTGACGTGGGTCTATTGATAATCTTTGCGTAGCGAGCACGAAAAGCATAGTAATTAGTTTGACCAAGTATCTTAGGGTCAAGAAAAGCAAACTGTGTATAGATATCTAGTGGTGATTTAGTGATAGGTGTACCTGTTAAAATTCTTTTGTAATTTACATCTTTGGAAAGCTTCAGAAGGTTTTTTGTACGTTTAGCATTGTGAGTTTTGACAGTTGTACTTTCATCAATAATCATCATTGTTTTATTTTTATCTTGTACACTAAGATATTTTTCCAAAAACTTTACACCTTTGGGTGATGAGAGAGCTTCAATATTCATTAAAAAAACATTTAAAGGAATGTGATCAAGTCTTTTAAGAAGCAAAGTGAGATCACCTTTTGTAACAGGATCTTTTAAACTAGGGTCCCACGTGCTAATGCAATATTTTGTTTTTTCAAAATTTACAAACTCAGTGATTTCTTTGTACCAATTACGATACACGGACTTCGGTGCAAAGATTACACAGTTATCCACACCTTGATAATGATGCAAACTCATGAGATCCATGATTGCCGTAATAGTTTTACCTGTTCCCATCTCCATCAAATAGGCGAAATTGTTGATGTTTGTATCATGACAAATTCGCTTTGCTTTAAGTTGATGAAGAAAAGGTTCCTTCAAAAAAAAGTTAGCCATATACAAAATAATATATTGCATTTTGTTAGGATTTCAAGTATAAC